TTATTCGCCCTCTATATCCTCTTCTGTATCTTTATCTCTTAACTGTATTAATACGTCTTTCAGCTTGTCTGGGATTGGTACAAATACTGCCGCATTTTCCAATAAGCTCAGTGCCTCATTGCAAATATAGAACATAATCACAACTTCTCTTAACGGAATTGTATTTCCAATCAATTCCTGAATGGAAAAAGACACTGCAATCACAATAAACATTACAATCTTTTTCAGTAATCCCTTGAACCCTGTTTCCGATGACAGCTTTTTCGTATAAATACCTTTGATGACTCCCGTTATGTAATCCACTACTGCCAGGAATACGATTGTCTTTAGATTCTCTTCAGTGTCTGATATTGTTTTGATCAGCAGGCTCCCGTCCGGCCGGGTGCTCGCTGACTGGATGATCAACTCTGTTGCATCATTGAATGTAATTTTCATAATTATGTATATCTCCTTTCTGTGTAAAATAAGGATTTGTCCAATAAGCTTGCTGAAATTAGCCAAAAAATGACTGGTAAGTATGCCTACGCATATACCACTTATCTGGATGCCGAAAAAAGTACAAAAACATCCCTGACACTTAATAGCATCAAGGCGACAGGGCATGGCAGAAAATGTATCCTAATGTGCTGGGGTGCTGTCAAAGTAACAACTTTGACAGCAAGGCTGAGCGTCTATGTCAACGGCAAAGATAGTTGTTCCGGAATAACATCATCCACAAGCTATGTGCCGGTATTTGACAGCAACATTATAACTCTTCCGGAGGGCGAAAACACGATTGAGATAAGACTGTCAGCACAAGCGAATACAGCTACTGCATATATTGGACGTTATCACAAACTTGGCTTCATTGTCGCAGAATTATAATCCTTATTTTCCGAAATAGAATATTACATAATTTATTCTAATGCTACCACTAGAAGCATTCTGATTAAACGTTGCATGCCATGCGCCGTCTAAGTAGGTACTGCCTTCTACATGCACTTTTTGAGCAAGACCATCGCCGTTAGTCATTAATACCACTGTGTTTGCATTAGAAGAGTTAGTTACGCCAAGCGCATTATTTATCTCAGAATTAGACAATACCTGTACAGATGTGCTGGCTTTTGCGGTTACAACTTTTGATCCGGCTATCATTTTAGTTATATTCTTATTGACTGATTTTACGGATGTTATATTTTTATTTAATTTAGCAACTTTATTGGACAAATCCTTATTTGTCTGAGCAATCTCCAGCATCTTCGTTACTTCCGTAATATTAATTCCATCAAAATGTACTTCGAATACCGGGCAATCATCTACAAGATCTCCTTTTTGTAAATTTCCTTGCGTATACTCCGGAACTACCGGATTGCTCTCTGCAGGGGTTCCCATAATTACAACCCATTCATTTTTTTCTGTGTTATCCTCTTCGTTTCTTGTATACCGATTAACAATCAGATCTATCCTCTTCATTCCCTGCGATCCATTTGTAAGTTCCACCTCATCATAAGTTCCGATTTTTACAGATGACACATTCCCATGATGGCACATCATTCCGCTTCGGATCTTGAGAGAATTGTTGGATACCAGCTCCGGTTCCAGATTTTCTCCAGACGGCAATATACAACTCTCATCACTAATAATTCCTTCTATAATCTGTCGAAACTGTTGGCTTGTAACATGGGGTTTCCCGGTTCTTCCACTAACTATCTCCATTATCATTTTCTCCTTCCAATTCGTATTCTTTGGATTCTATCCTATTGGTAATACTGTAGATGATATTTTCTATTGGCTTGCTTGAATACATCCCTGTAAGATAATCCCGGCCACCAACAATATCTCCAATGCCCACATCGATTCCAAGTTTTGCTATATCCATACCAAATGTCTTTTTACTACACAAATCCTGTAATTTCTTCGTACTCTGGCTTTCCAGTTCATCTGTCTCTGTCGATGTATTTTCATACACTTGTGCGATTTCATCTAAGCCTTTATAATACTGTGTTTTCTTAAAAGAGCCATCCGGCCAAACATAGAGATGAAATACATTTCGATTCTGCAATTCCCCTTTTCCTGTCACAATCAAATGATTTACCCCATTTCTTTTATCTTCCATCGTGTAATTAAGCCCACAATCCTTAGACAACTCAATCTCATCAGAATGGTCTACAACCGGTACTGCTTCAATCAAAACGTATCCCGGGATTCCTTTCTCGCGCTTATGCCGAATACTCAATCTATATCCTACAGATTTCAGCATCTTTGTAATACCTTCCAGTAATGTACAATAACGGTCGAACTGATAATTACTTACTGTAACACCAGTGTCTGTACCAGGCACAACATACAATCCTCCAAATTCCGGTTCTATCATCTTCTTAAGAATTGCATTTAACTCCCCGGACACCACCCTGTAATCACTTCCGGCCGGCGGCTCTATTACTTTCATTGCCATGCGTCCACGCCATGTATAGCCTTTCAGCTCTACATAATCCAGAGTTGTATCGGTCAACACATCTTCGATAATTCCGCCAAATTCCGTATCTGGCACATACACCAGATTTCCGAATATCATTTCTTCTGTCCAGTTACATCTGGCAATCTTGATGGAAAATTCCCTATCTTTGTTAGCATCAAAGGTGCAATTCGCATCTAACAGTGGATTCGTTCCTATTTCTCTGCTCCTTGTCGCCAGAATTACCATGCTGCCTCCTTCCGCTTCAGAAACACATATAAATCTATTCCGAAGTCTCCACTCCAATTTACTGATATCAATCCGGATGGGATTTTCTCAAATACGGAATAATCATATCCACGGACGTCAAACAGATTCGCTATTGTTCCATTGGAAAGATATTTCATGATCGTCTGCTCCGAGCTGTTTATAATCAAATATTCATTCTTCTCTAACGTAGTAAGGACTTCATATGGATAACCATTCATCAATACTTTAGGATTTACACATGGTCCATATATGATCATTTCGAAATCGGACGGAATAATATGATCAACTTCAAATTCTGCAGTCCCTCTTTTCTCGTTCATAAAATCAAATGGAAAATCACAAGCAAAATCCAAGCCGGTATCTGCAGTTATTTCTTTTTGCGGGAAAAATCTTTTTTCCAAAACCGTGATCCAAGACAATTCCGGAGCAAGGAATGTAAGCTCTACCTCCGTATACACATATCCTTTCCATCCCGTTTTCTTGGTCTTATAAATCTGACACGGCAAGAACGTATCATTCACATATAAACGCCCGTAATTCCCTGTTTCAGCATCCACAGAGATGATTCTATACAGCGTTTCCATGTTCTTCGTGAACTCTTCTCTCTTTCCAAATACGTCCAAGGTAATTACCTTTTCATAACCATCCTCTGTCTCTTCCCATGTACTGTCAAACCAGTCCGCATCTATTGTACGAAAAGGTGCCCTGGTCAACCAGAGCACCTCTCCCTTACTGTTCTTATAATATGCCTTTATCATAATGCCGGCACCGCTCCTTTCGGTAATGGCTCATCAATTCTCTTTGTTCCCAGATAGATTGGACGCTTCGCCATTTTTTCTGCAGCTCTCATCTGGATCCTTTCTAACCGGTCATAATCGATATCTTTTCCTCCATCGAATCCCGGATAATTCTTTACTCTTCCAATTGTCTTGTCTGCAGTTCTCGCCGATAATGCAAGATCTACGGACTTCTGCAATCCGGATACCGCTTTCTGCACACCCACGTTCATAGACTTGATCGGAATGTTCTTCTCAAATCCAATTCCCATACCAAGAGCCATCATCTTACCCACCTGATCACGGAATACTCTGGATGGCGAATGGATTCCAAGAGCACTCTTTGCCGCATCTAATGCTTTGTTTGCTGCACTCTTCGCCGCTTCTACGATTGCACTGGCTGCACCGGTTAATCCACTGGCAATGCCCTTTATAATATTCATTCCAACACTGCCCCAGTTCACACTGGTAAATGCATTCTTAATCTGGCTTACCATGCTTGGAATCTTTCCGATCAATGCCGGTATTCCCTGCACTAGTCCAACAGCGAGTTTACTTATGATCTGCACTCCTGCGGTCAGAATCTTTGGAAGATTCGTTATGATAGTCGATGCAAGCTTTCCAATAATCACTGGTGCCTTCGCTGCCACCAATGGGATTGAATTTGCAATTCCACTTGCGAGGCCTTTCATTAAGTTAAGTCCTGAAGTAATTAATTGTGGAAGATTGCTTATACTGAATACAACTGTTCCTTGGACCAGACACGCCCTTGCCACACTGCATGAGTCGGTCGTGCACCTGCATGCCACTCCACCTCAAAATACTCCGTGCCAAGCTTCTGTGCGTTGTACTCAGATATCTTTCCGGTAATCTGACTGACTGCAGTCATGACCGCTCTCCTTGCAGCCACATCCACCCGATCGGCTCTCCCAGAAGCATAATCAATCTTCCGAAGTCCGCTGTTCGTGAGCTGTGTAACTACTCGTCTCAGGACACTGTTATAATCAAACGCGCCGGTTACGATATCATAACATGCTGCATCCAGATATCCCGAATACACTTGTGCAAGTGGTGTCAGCACCTTCCTGCCGTTTCCATAGTCCAAATAGAATCCGAGTGAATTGGTTATATTCTCCAAATCTTCACAACTCTGATCAATAATTGCTTCTGTGATCTGATTAAGCTGCTCGTTCTGATCATACGGTATATATTCTGCATTGATCTGCTCATAGACATCATTATCTCGAACATATTCCTTTTCGATTACCTTGTCGTACAGCTCAAACATCTCCGGGTAGGAAGCATTAAGCGTCTTTTTGATTTCCCGCTCAATATCCTCCGAAGAATATCCAAGAATCCGCAACCGGTTGATCTGCCAATCTGCAGTACTGGTAATCTCACCAGTTTTAACGATCCTTCGAACAATATCTTGCATGATCCGTTCTTCCAGGTCTTGATATCTGGCAGCGATCTTACTGGCCATCTTATTTTTGTAATCATCCCGCATCTTACTCCATCACCTGATTCTGTTCCGGGATCTTTGACTTTGCAGTTGCTTCGTCCTCGTTATACCATTTCATGCGGTATTCAACCAGGCTCATAACACCCATACTCACGTCTTGCCTGTCCTGCTGCCTTTCTGATTCTTCATCTGCCAAGATTGAATCATTGAACTCGCAAGTAAATTCCACACCAGACATATAAGAACCGTTGTAGAAAGCCAGCGCATTTACGAATCCATTTAAACATTCTTCGAGCTTCTCCTGTATTGCAGTAACTCGGTTGTATTTTCTAGTCTTTGATGCAAGCACTTCCGTGGCTGTCTTATCCACCTCCTGTGCGTCAGACAGATCTCCGTAAGCAAGACCAACATTGAACTCAATCTCTCGTTTGTATTCTTCTAATCCTCTTCGAAATGCTTCATCCCTCATTGCAGGAGAATATTCTTTGTAAAGTTCTTTATCCTTACCATCTTCAAGGTTCATCCCTTTGTAAAGACGTTTTTTCAGCCTTGGCAGGTAAGTCTTACCGCCTTTACTCTTTAATGCTCTCTGATCCACGTGAATCGCACGTTCTCCAGAATCATATTCCCAGTCAAGACGTGCTGCCTGCACATCAGCTTTCTTTATCAATCCTTTTGCCGACTCATATATTGATACACCACATGAAGAACTATCCACCTTATTCTCAATTGGATTCTGATAATATCCAAAATCCATTTCTGTCATACCGGTATAAACAATTGGCCCAGGTTGAATATTTGCCCATTCTGCGACTGCTTCCAGGCTGCATCTCTGCCCGATATCACTTCGGCTCTGCGAATGATAACATTTATTTTCAATGGTCAGATTCCCATTTGTGAAATAATGTCTCTCTACTCTGGTGTAATAGTCATTTTCACCAATACACTTTACAACCAGAAAAGCAATATCATTTGGGACTCCGTTATCATCAAAACTAATCGGAATGAATTTATCTGCAGCAACATATTCTGTCTTGTCCGGACCAAGCGGTCGGAGAACCATTGCTCCAAGAGCAAGACCGGTCTGAAGCTTCTTATTTATGTCGGACAGGCCTTTCTGGAGAACCTTATCCATCTTGTCATTATTTAATATCTTGGCTTCCATCTCCACCAGAGCCGAATCTGCAAACTCACGGCAGATACCTTCTTCCAATTTCAAGGATTCTACTGTATCGTCACACCAGTCTGCATTTCCGGCCAGCATTCTTTTCCATTCATTGATGGCATCGATCATGGTCTGTGACAGTGCCACATCTTTGCCAATTATATTTTTTAATGTCGTGTAATTAAACATGCTCACTATCCTTCCCCATAGTCTTTTTAATCCATCAAACATTTTCCACCTCTTCTATCAGATCTCGCATATCCCGTTCAATTGTATATTCAAATGCATCCAAGCTATCAATATCGGTGCTACCATCATCCAGACGCTCATCTTTATCTTTCACGTCTTTATTCCATACCGCATCCGAAAGTGCTGTCTGCAGGGACTTGCAATCCTCTGTAATCCAGAACCTTCCAGCTCCCATCAATCGGATCGTACAGCGAATCCGATCAATGATAGATGCTTTCTTCGCTTTTCTTACAATCATCCAAGGGAATCTCTTTTCCACTGCATTTCGGATGGAATTACCGAGCACTGTCTCCGCATTATCGTAGTAAACGGATTCCACATTACAGTAACTTCTGAGATAATCTTTTTTCTTTTCATTCTCTGTCTTGCTTGTCTGCTCCACCGGCATCTACTCCCTTCGTTATGTCTACTCCCATCTTCTTCAGATAATCATCCACCGTATAACTCTGATACGGCTTTCTGTGGAATCTCTCACTTGCTCTCCTATCGATATCCGATTCCAGCTCATCATAATGTTGTTGACCTTCTAGTCTCTGTTTCTTCGTATTTCCTCTGTTCAATCATTTCTCAGCTCCTTCGTCGTTTTGTTCATTACGCAGCCAATCAATTAATTCTCCTATACATTCGTCACAAAGATCATAGCTTTCATCTCTTAGGCCTATACCTGTGATTGTAGTAATTCCAGAAAGCACGTTGCCTTCAACACTGCCTCTTGTTTGATATCTCTCATTCTTTTCATACGTCTTCCCACATCTATCACACTGTATTACTCTACTCAACTTTTCCCTCTGCTCCTTTCTCTCCAAATCCTTGGCATATATCATTTCCAATTGTTCATCTGCACTTGCTCCTACAATGCATAAGCTCCAGGCAACAAAGAGCGTGCAGGCGATAATGATGAATATTATTATCTTCATTGTTCCTCCTTGTATGGTTCCGGCAATGGTGTCCACTGAACAACATTGGCTAAAACAGGAAAGCCCGTATTGGCATTTATCCAGTGCTCCATGTGATCAACAATTTTAAAATAAGCGAATATGCACATTCTGTCCTCAATACTGCATTCAATATCAGCTACTACAATCTGTCTATCTTTTGGTAATCTCTCACTACATGGAATCCACTTGCCGAAATCACCATTCTCCTCCCGATCTTCATGCATCGCCAGTCTATCCACCAGCTCCTGTTTCTTATTCGGGGACCAGTATCCTGTTTTCATACCACTTTTTCTTTCATGTGTTAGTCTTTCCATAGTCTATTTCTCCGCATCTTTCCTCTTCATTTGTGCACCATTATCATAATCGTCCCATGCCATTCTCTGAGAAATCATAAATCCCATCACAAAATCATCACTGATATTTTTAATAAAATCTTCATCACTTTTATGCTTTCTCATGTATCTCTGAACATTCCGCTTAGCTTCTTTTGTCTGATCCATTGTGCAAATCACTTGCAATCTACCCATCATTTAACGCTATTTCTCCACATCCTTCTTCTTCAGCCGTGCACCTTTTTTATACTTTGTACACTCTTCAATCTTACAACTCCGGCTATGTTTCATGAGATCAGCATAATCACAACTATTCACCGTCGGCCGGTTGCTCCTGAACTTACAAGTCTTACACAGGTGCCGATCAGAATTGTCTACTGGTTCCTTTTCTTTCTTCCGGAATCTCGCTGCATGATACCCGACTGTTCCGAACGGGATACCGGTCCGATCAGCAATCTCACGATTGGTATATCCTTCCCCTACCAGTTTCCGGATCTTCTCTTTCTTATCTTCGATATTGTCCGCCGGAAGATCTATCGTTTCTTCTTCCATCCTTTCCTCCGGCTTCTCTGGGGGGGGTAATACTTCCCTGTGTTTCATGCACTGCCTGGATGATTTCTTCCGAATCTACCTGATCAGCTTCTGTCATCCCCTGTACAGCCTGTTCAAAATCCGGATTTATGACTGCCGGCACATCTACCAGAAAATCAAGATCTTTAAAAAGTTCCTCAAACGGAAATGTATCGTATCCTGATTTTCCATTTTTCCCAACTGAAGCTCTGTCAAGTACGATGACCTCTTTTCCCTTCCGGTAATAATCTATTGCTTTTTCAAAGTCAATTCCTGTAAACATTTATTTCGCCCCTTTCTGCAGATTCTTCAGGAATTCCACCAAGTAAGTCTCACTGTTTTCGTTATGCACATACTGTTGATCGAATGTCTTTTCTTTTCCGTAGTACTTTTTATTCTTTTCCAGCAAATGGAAATAATGACTATCTTCTACTTCACCTGAATTCCAGTAATACTTTCTCTTTGGGTATTCAGCTGTCACCAATCTACTGCCATCCTCGAAATCATATTTGTAATAATTCACATCAATGCGATCATCGTGATACCACAATCCCCAGTCTTTGTAATTTCTGAGCCATTCCTTCCGTTGATCATTATTCTTGAGTTTTGGAAGTTCTGGCTGTTTCGGTTCTTCTGGTGGATTCATCACTGTATCCAGATCGTGAATATATCCGGCCAATGCTGCAACTAATATCTTCTGTTTCCGGAGCCTGATATCATTTTGACCGAATTCTTTCTCAGCCATCTTCAGATATGTCTGAGCTTTCTGATTCTCTTCCTTGGCAATATCGATATCAGTTTTCTCAGATACTTCTTCATACAACTCCGACCTTACATCTTCTTCAGTTACAGGTTCTGCTGGGATCTTCTCTTCGATTTCCACCACTTTTTCTTCCGGAACTTCCACCTTTTCCTGTTTATGCAAGCTCTTATAATGATTCCAACACTTCGCACATTCTTTCTGTCCTTCATGCTGATCTTCACGAGCTGTTCCCCAGTTCTGCCTCGGACAGTTGCCTTGATCTGGCGGACAATCCATATTCACATTCTCAACTGCCGGCTGCTGTTTATCTTGTGCGACGTCGCACACATCATCAAGCCATCCGCACCTGCTATTGCAATTCTGGTCACATTCCAAACAACAGCTATAGTTCTCTGAACAATATGCAGCTGCTCCACATATTCCACTTCTACTTTTTCCGGTGATACATTTTTCAGGGCCATGTTTCTCTTCCGGAAGAATCTCCGGATAATCCTCCACACACATCTGTCCAGGTACTTGCTCTAGAATCTGTTCTTCAATCTCTTCCGGTTCAGGATCTGGTGTGCGTATCCCACGAATTTCTCTTGCCGTCATATCCGGCTTTACTTCTTCCATCTGTTTATCATTCAGATATAACATTTCCTGCAGCTGACTTTTCCCAAAGCTTATATATTCTTCTGACAATATCGGGGTATTACCATTCTTGGAGAACCTGTCGTTCATTGCCATCCATCTGGATGCTGTTGATCTTTTGATACCGTAATTATCTTCTGCAAATTCCCATATTGATTTATCGAATTCTTAATCCTTCGCTCTGCTCCAAATGCGCAAAATCTGCCGGGTTATCTTTAAGCCACTTCTTGAGTGAAGCCTTGTCCAGCTTCGGCTCCTGCTTGATCCAGTACTCTTCTGGAATCTTATCTTCCTGATCAACTACAACTGATGCCGGATTCTTTTGAATATTAAATCCGAATAAAGCTGTCTTAAATTTTCTCTTTCCGGTATCGATCATTGCCTTCTCAAGATATTTTTTTACTCTATCAGCATTGTTGGAGATCACGTCTTTTCTCGCTTTTAAACGCTCAATTTCTTCGTTGATCACACTTGTCACACCATTCAGTTCACGAATCAGCTTTGCGCAGTTATCTGCCTTTGCTTCAATTTCACCATCTACGCCTTCCAATGTATCCTGCAGCACCTCCGGATCAACGGTGTCATCTTCCATCATTTCCAAAAGCTGCCTGTATACTCTAAATACAAGCACTGCCACGCTGAGTATTTATGAAAGGAGATATATTGCATGGATCCTAATTGGCACGCCCAACTAATGGTTGATGAAATTAACAAACAAAGTGAACGTGACGCCTTTTTAAAAGAAACCCACGATACTCTTTTACAAATGCAAGAAGCATCTAAACAGGAATCTACTATAAATTCGAAACGCTTTATAATTCAGACTGTTCTTTCTGTAGCATCTCTAATTGTTGCTGCAATTGCTGCTGTTGCTTCCATAATTTCTTTGTTGTAAGAACTATGGATATTTGATCGATAGCCGTTAATACTGCGGCTATTGATACTAATAAAACGGATACGCTTTCAGCCACTTTCTACTCCCTCCCTTCTTTTGAACCTGTTTCATCTGTTGCTGAAATTAATTCATCCACAGCCACATCGAAATATCCAGCCAAAATTTTAAGCTTTGCTATCTTCGGTTTACTCCTTCCTGATTTCCAATCAGAAAAAGTAGACTTCGGAATCCCTGTATCTTTTGCTACCCTATAGTCAGATACACCTTTTTGATTTCGAAGTTCTACATATCTTTCATACATAAAAATAATCACCTCATTTCCGAACTTTCTATTGATTTTAGTTCGGAAATCAGATACAATATATTTACCAGATACATTGACAAATGAATTAAAACTTAATTCTGTTTTGATTTCCGAACTTTGTAGCTTTATTATAGTGCGGATTTCAGAACTTGTCAATAACTTTTTGTACTGATTTCAGAATTTATTATTTAGAGGTGTATTATGTATGAAATTTATTGCAAGTTAAGAGATTCCAAAGGGATGAAAGATTCTGACGTGGCAAAGGCTACTGGAATCACAAAATCCACTTTTTCAGACTGGAAAAATGGTAGAAGCAATCCTAAAGATGCTAAATTACAGAAGATAGCTGATTTATTTGGTGTAACTGCCGAATATATTCGCACTGGAAAAAATACCAACGAATACTACACAAACAACGAAACTGCACAGGTAGCACAAGAGATATTTGAAAACAAAGAACTGAAAGCGCTGTTTGATGTCCAGAAAGATATGGATCCGGACGACTTAAAAGCTCTGCATAGCATGGCTCTCGCGCTTAAACGAAAGGAACGTGGTGATATTGACGACACCGGATGTTAATGTCGTTCTTATGGACTTTCCTAGTAAAAAAGGAAATGAAATGGTTGTTCCGAACGAAGACGGAAGCTACACGATACTAATCAATGCCGGATTGAATTATGAATCTCAGCTTAAGGCATATGAGCATGCCATGAGTCATATAACAAATGATGACTTTTTAAAAGGTAATGTACAAGAAATTGAATACTATGCTCATCATCCACACAAAGATCCAGAACCGGCTCAAATCTATCTTGATCGCATCAAGCAATTGCAAGCGGAACGAAGACGATTAAAGAAGCTGATTGCTCGTGATCAGAAACGTGTTGAATTTATTCAGGAACATTGCGATATGTTCCACCGAGCTGAACACCACTATCTATATGGTGATGATTTATAAAATATGAAAGAGAGGAAAATGTATGGAGTTCAATGATGTAATTAAACAATTTTCAGAAAGGATACTGTCTTTAAAAGACACCATCACTACAGAAGAATCCACAAAAATGTCTCTTGTAGTGCCTTTATTTCAACTTCTTGGGTATGATGTTTTCAATCCAAATGAATTTTGCCCAGAGTATATTGCTGATGTAGGAATTAAAAAAGGCGAAAAGGTTGATTATGCAATCCTTGAAAATGGACAGCCGAATATTTTAGTCGAATGCAAAAGTTGCTCAGAGCAACTCGACAAACATTCGTCTCAACTTTTTAGATATTTCGGGACATCTCCTGCTAAATTTGGCATTCTTACAAATGGCATAATATATCGTTTTTATACAGATTTAGAAGAATCAAACAAAATGGATCTTGTGCCATTTCTAGAAATAGACATGGCAAATTTAAAAGATTCTTCCATCAATGAATTAAAAAAATTTTGTAAAGATAATTTTGATAAGGACAAAATATTTAGTACTGCCGAAGAGCTTAAATATAGCAGTCAAATAAAAAACATCTTAACAAAACAGTTTGAATCTCCGACAGAAGACTTTGTTCGATTTATTTTAGCGGATATATACGATGGTCAAAAGAATCAGAGAATAATTGAAAAATTTACGCCTGTGGTAAAACGAGCTTTCTCTTCTTTTGTAAATGAAATAGTAAATAGTAAAATTTCTTCTGCATTAGCTGACGATTATGATAAAGATGAAGAATCAGAACCAGAGATTAAAGAACCCGCATCAAAGATTGTTACAACGGAAGATGAAATTGAAAGTTTCTACATTATTCGCGGACTTCTTGCTGGTATCGTACCCGTTGAAGATATAGTTCACCGTGATACCGAAAGTTATTTTGGAATTCTGTATAAAGACAATAATAGAAAACCGATTTGTCGCCTCAATCTTGATGCAAGAAATAAACAGCTTCTCATCCCGGATGCTAATAAAAAATTCGAACGTATTTATATCGACTCTTTAAACGATTTGTACAAATACAAAAACCGTTTAATAGAAGTTGTAAAGAGATATATGTAATTCATCCAGTATCTCTAACCATAAATACACTGCCCTCTTGATACGATAGTATTTGTATGGCGGAGATATTTGATTGAATACGCAAAAAACTAAAGAAAAGAGGAATGAGTTATGAATTGTCCAAAATGTAACACTCCAAACCCAGACGGTCAAAAATTCTGTGGTAATTGCGGTACTGAACTTCCTAATGAAGAAAAAGTATCGTCACCATCTAACGACAACACATTTTCTTATCAAGGCAGCAAACAGAGTCCTCAGCCTAAAAAGAAAAAACACGGTTGTCTCATAGCAATAATTGTTGTTGTAGTATTGTTTATCGGAATTGGCATCTTATTTGGTTCAGGAAACTCTAATGATTCTGGTAACTCAGAGTCTGGTAACAAAAAAGAAACAACTGAAAGCGAGAAAAAAGAATATGTCGATGATATTGAAGCCGTAGCAAGTAACCCCGATGATTACAAAGGAAAATATATTAAATTCTACGGACGCGTTTCTTCTATTGACAAAGACGATGAAAAATATGGTTATCAGGTATATATAGATCTTGATTATAATAATAGCGTATTACTTGAAGTACCAAAAAAATTGGTAAAAGACAAGATAAATGAAGATGATTATATTAGTGTCGATGCCAAGATTGACGGATCATACGATGGGCAAACTGTTATGGGGGTTGATTCCAGCTGGGCTTATCTCGAAGCTAACTCTGTCGAAAAAACTTCTTATACCGAATCATTCGGTAAAGCTAACACAACATGGGAGTTTACTGACAAAGTATCTGAACAAAATGGAATTTCTGTTTCCGTAACAAAGGTTGAATTCGCAGAAGAAGAAACTAGAGTTTATGTTACTGCAACAAACAATAGTTCTGACAAATTTAGTTTATGGAGTTCTTCAGCCATTGCAATCCAGAATGATCAGCAATATGACCAAACATACGGAAATGCCTATGAACAATACGAAGATCTTTCGTCAGACATTTTGCCTGGGGCATCAACATCCGGTGTAATTTGTTTCGGAAAATTAGATCCGGCTCAATTCAAATTGCACATGGAGGGCAGCAGCGATAATTACGATATAGACTTTGCACCGTTCGAATTAGATTTAGCACAATAAAATAAAAAATTCCCCGGTGTCTACCAAACACCAGGGAAATCATAAATAAGTTGCAAGGAGAGATAAAGTATGACCTATACAGATCAATTGGCGTTGCTTGACGCAATTGAAAATTTTAGCGTTCCGATCATTCCACCCACCACACATTTTTGGATGATTCGCACCAAAAAAGGCTATTTTTATAATGAATTTCTTTCAAAGCGTTTTGTTGCCTTGGCTTGGAATAACATTTCGCAAGAAACAGATTTTTCGGAATCAAATAAAGATTCATTAAAAGATGATATACTAATGACATTTAAAGAAATTCATCGCCCTTCAACCGTTATTAATAAATGTCATTCTTTTATTTACGAAATCAAAACTAATGATATTCTCGTAATCCCAAGTGCTAAAAGTAGCTATATTACTTTTGCACTTGCTGGTGAATACTATGAAGATGATTCAAAAACTCTAGAACTTGAGCAGAACGTTATATATCGTATTGATAATCACGATGTTGATATAAACGATGTTTCCTGCCCTTATAAGAAGCGCAGACACATAACTCTGCTTCGAACAGTGAAAAATGAAGAACTAAACTATTCGTTATGTAGAGCAATCTCTAATTATCATGGTATTTCAAATTTAGATTCTTACTCAAAGCAAATACTCAATGCTTTGTATAATTATTATATGTTTGGCAATGATATGTCTTTCGTTCTTAATGTTCGAAAGCAAACACCTATCGGTCCACGCTCAATCAATAACGTTCTATACGGAACTACCGAATTATTGACTTCTATTGCTTCAGAGGAATGCATATCGACTCAAGTATCTTTAAATTCTCCTGGAGATATTGTGTTCTCTCTTGTTAATGTAAAAAATCTTTTAGTAGATAACTGGCAATTCATTTTTGCTATACTTGTATTCTTAGGCGGCGGCAGCGCTCTCTCATTTAAAGTACCTGGAGCAATTGATATTGTAAAAAGCATTTTTTCGGCTAAAGATGATTACCGTATCAAACATGCAGAAGCTGAAAAAGCTGAATTAGAGGTGCTTGAAAAGAAAGCTGATCTTTTGCAAAAAATTAAAGATTCCGGAATAAATCCAGAATCTTTAAAAAATCCTGTTGATGCGTTACTTACTGGTTGTACTACTCTGGAAGTTGAACCAATCATTTTAGATGATGCATCTGCAGCCAACGTTCCACTGGCAACCGAAGTGCAAGAATCTCCTGATATAGAGGACGAGTAAATTTACTTGCAAGACAAATGCCCACTATCCAAAGCAACACAATAAAATTATCTTCATTATTAGAAAAAGTAATCGATAGTAATTTAAAGTAAGTACTTAAAAGAAGTAAAAAAGAAAAAATAAAGATCAAAAAATCTATAATTTTAAGAAATTGTTTTTTCATAGCACTACCTCCTTTTCTGTATTATATCCGATATTTCTGTATACAACAATAAGAAAAATCATCAAAAATAACTATACTCTACGAAAGGACGTGATCAC